TAAACCTCTTAAATGGCGCTGACCTACCTTTGCCTGGCCTTAATGTCGAGCAAGGCAGGCTTACCTATAACGGGCAAGCCTGGGACTGCATGAGTGGATCCGAGCAACTTCGTGTAGCTACCGCTATTGTTCGTGCCTTAAAGCCAACATGCGGCTTTGTTCTGGTAGATAAGCTGGAGCAATTCGACCCACAAACGCTTGCCGAATTCGGAGCCTGGGCGCAGACAGAAGGCCTGCAGATTATCGGCACTCGTGTTGGTAGTGACGATTCCTGCCAGATCATCATCGAAGATGGCTACGGTATGCCTCCTGCCTCAACCGTCGATACTACCGCTGCCTTTGCTAATGCCCCAGGACTTGCCATGGCAACTGGCGATCCTGTTCCACCTGTTACGCCAGTAGATCGTTTTACCACATTAACTGCTAATACCACCGCCCCTGTTAATACTGAACAGAAATGGAGCCTATAGATGAACGAAGCAAAAGTAAACGAATTGGTGCTCAATCTCATTAATACCAAGGCGTGTATCAATACCCTCACTGACAAGAAAAAAGAGCTTGAAGACACCATCAAGGAAGAACTTGGTGAAGGTGGTAAGCATATTACCCCTGAAGGCCACACGGTGACGGTAACAAGGCCAACCACTCGAACTGGCTTAAATGCAAGTGTTATCCGCGAGAAGTATCCCGATGTTTATAAGGCGTGCATCAAAACTTCTGTCGCATCAGCGCAAGTCCGCCTGACAGTCGCTAAACAAAACCACTAGGAGGTGTTAGTAATGCAATTTGATATTTCACAAGGCCCAATACTAGCTGCAACGAAGTGTGTAATCTATGCCGTTGAAGGCATTGGTAAGTCAACGTTCGCATCGCAGTTTCCAAACCCTCTGTTCATCGATACAGAAGGCTCAACTAATACCATGAACGTAAGGCGCCTTCCTGCCCCTGATAGTTGGCAGATGCTCCTGCAGGAAGTTCAGTATGTACGTGATACGCCTGGTCTTTGCTCAACACTTGTAATTGACACGATCGACTGGGCGGAACGCCTCTGTATCAACGAGGTATGCAGCAAGCGTCAGAAAAGCGGCATTGAAGACTTCGCTTATGGCGCAGGTTATACCTATGTGTATGAGGCATTCGGCAAGCTCTTAAACATGCTTTCCGACATCGTGGAGCAGCAGATCAATGTCGTTCTGGTCGCCCATTCGATGATTCGTAAATTTGAACAACCTGACGAAGCTGCAGCCTACGATCGCTATCAGTTAAAGCTTATTGATACGCCTAAGAAATCCGTGGCCAACATGGTCAAGGAATGGGCAGACGTAGTGCTCTTCGCGAATTACAAAACCGTGGTCGAAAAGACGGACAGCGGTAAGGCTAAGGCACGCGGCAACAAGCGTGTGATGTACACACAGCACAACGCATGCTGGGACGCTAAGAATCGCTGGGGCTTAGCTGCAGAACTGCCCTTCGACTACCAGGAAATCGCACCTTATATCAAGCAGGCAACATGTGCAAATTCTACACATGTCCAGGAAGCAACAAAACCAGAACCACAACCACAGGTAAATCAGACCCCCACACCTGCACCAGAACAAGTGCAGGAGCAACAAGTGGCACAAGCGACACCTGCCGCACCATCTGAGAGCGGTTTGCCAGGCTTCTGGGCACCAGCACTGCAGCTTATGCAGGCTGACGGCGTAACGATCGAGGAGATCAAGGATTTCAGCGTCAAGGCGGGTAACTATACCGCTGATACTCCGCTTGAAAACTACGACCCAGACTACATAGCAGGATTCATCGTACCTAACTGGGTACAGATTTTAGAACGTATTAAGGCAAACCGCATCCCTGTCCCATTTAACTAGAAAGGAATCAAACAATGGCAGAAGTAGATTTGGGCCAAGACCTTGGCTGGGAAGGCTATGTAATTGATGATGGTCCTTCATTTGAGCTACTGGATGCAGGCTATTACCCCTTCCGTGTGAAAAAGCTCGAAAAGGAGCGCTTTGAGGGGTCATCTAAGATGGTATCCTGTTCTCGTGCCAAGCTTACCTTAGAAATTAATGCAGGCGATCACTTTGTAACCGTATTTGACCGCATCATGCTCAACACCAAAATGCAGTGGCGAATTTCGCGCTTCTTTGAATGCTTAGGTTTTACTAAGGATGACGAAGGACGCATGCAGATGCACTGGAATGAGGTTGAGGACAAAGAAGGCTGGCTAAAGATTGGCGTGCGCGAATACACCAACAAGGAAGGCAATAAGCAGCAATCCAACGATGTTGAGGAGTATTGCTATCCACGTCAGGCTGGAAAGGCTTATGCCGACTGGGCAGCGCGGTATCAAGTTCCCGCACAGCCTGCACCAGTAGCCACACAAACACCTGCCACGTCTCAACCCGTGCAGACATCAATGCCAGTTCCGCAGCAGTCCCAAACGTTTACTAATCCCACTACTGGTGGATCTTGGAGCCTGCAATGAATGCCGTAAGCTTACGGCCATACCAAGAAGAAGCACGATTAGCAATTGAGAATGAGTGGAATGAGGGGCGTCGAAAGACGCTCCTTGTTTTACCAACTGGATGCGGTAAAACAATCGTGTTTTCTATGGTGGCCAAAGATTCAGTAGACGAAGGTAAACGCGTGCTCATACTCGCACACCGAGGCGAACTACTCCAGCAAGCAGCCGACAAGTTAGCCAATGCAACGGGCTTAGGATGCGCAGTCGAAAAAGCAGAACAAACGAGCTTAGGCTCATGGTTTCGCGTGACGGTTGGTAGCGTGCAAACGCTGATGCGCCCTAAGCGCTTATCTAAGTTCGCTCCTGATTACTTCGACACGATCGTAGTTGACGAAGCGCACCATGCGCTATCTGATAGCTATCAACAGGTGCTAGGACACTTTCCTGGTGCTCAAGTGTTAGGAGTTACCGCTACCGCCGACAGAGGAGACAAGCGAAACTTAGGCGAATACTTTGATTCAATAGCTTATGAATACACCTTGCCTCGTGCTATTCGCGAGGGATACCTCTCCCCCATCAAGGCGCAAACCATACCGCTCAAGCTAGATCTATCAAGCGTGCATATTTCCAACGGTGACTTTGCTCTAGGAGACATCGACACTGCGCTGGATCCATACCTAGAGCAGATAGCCGATGAGATGCTTGCTGCAGGCTGCATGGAACGCAAAACGGTAGTGTTCTTACCTTTGGTGGCTACTAGCCAAAAGTTCGCGCATATCTTAGTCGATAAGGGCTTTGCAGCACGTGAGGTAAATGGAGAGAGCAAAGACCGCACAGAGGTATTGGATTGGTTCGACCAAACTGGTCCTGGATCTATTCTTTGCAACTCGATGCTGCTCACCGAAGGCTGGGACTGCCCGAGCGTGGACTGCGTAATCGTATTGCGCCCCACTAAAGTGCGTAGTCTCTATTGTCAGATGGTGGGGCGTGGCACTCGCCTATCGCCCGAGACAGGCAAGACTGAGCTTCTAGTGCTCGATTTCCTATGGATGACTGAGAGACACGACTTATGCCATCCAGCACACTTAATAGCATCTGATGATGAGGTAGCACAAGCCATGACTAAGGCTATCGAAGATTCACCTGGCATGGTTGATCTTGAAGAGGCAGAGCATAAAGCCCAGCAAGATGTCGTGGCGCAACGCGAAGAATCACTAGCAAAAGAACTGGCCGCAATGCGTAGCCGCAAACGCAAGCTCGTGGATCCTTTGCAGTTTGAGATGTCTATTGCTGATGCTGATCTTGTTGGATATGTACCTTCATTTGATTGGGAAATGGCGCCTGCATCCAACAAGCAGCTAAAAGCATTGGAAAAATTTGGCATTTATCCAGACGAGGTTGAGTGTGCTGGTAAAGCTTCGCTTCTGCTCGACAAGCTATATAAACGACAAAAAGAAGGCTACGCAACACCACGTCAAATTAGGCAACTTGAAAGCCGAGGATTCCAACAAGTAGGCCGATGGTCTCATGCTGATGCTCATAAGATCATAAGTGTTATTGCAGCTAATGGGTGGCGCACGCCTGAACGATTTAATCCTGCAACCTTTATACCAGAAGGAGGGCTGCGCTAATGGGCTACGATTTGCAAAGATGCCTGGATGCAATTGATCCAGGATCATGCGATTACACCGAATGGGTACAAGTTGGCATGGCACTCAAGACCGAAGGCTACGACTGGCAGGTATGGGACGCGTGGAGTGCACGGGACGCTCCACGCTACCACCTAGGAGAATGCGAACGTAAATGGGCGACATTTAGCGACAAAGGGCGCCAAAACGACGTCGGTGGCGGCACTGTCGTTGAAATGGCGCGAAAGGTCGGCTGGGAGCCACCAGAATACGATTTAGGCGAAGATCTAGGCTGGGAAGGCTACGTAATTGACAACGAGCCTGAGATAAGACCACAGCCAACAAAACGCACTGAAGATCACAAGCCAAGCTATCAGATTATTGACCCTACGTGGGTTGAAAATGCCGAGCTCGAAGAGCCAGGAGAAGACTGGCAAGGATGGCGTGATTTAGTTACCTATCTAGAGACGCTCTTCTGAAGAAGTTGTCGGCTACGTAGTTGAATCTTGGGACAAAGACGGAAAGTGGATACCACAAGGCAAGGGACCCCACAGCGAGACTGCAGGAGAAATTATTGCCAGGTTGGAAAAGTACAAAGGCGATCTAGCATCATCCCTTGGTTTCAACAACACCGATGCGGGTGCCTGGATCCGTTTCAATCCGCTCGATGGCGAAGGCGTACGCAATGACAATGTGGCAGAGTTTCGCTACGCGCTCGTAGAGTCTGACGAGATATCCCCTTCGCGCCAAATGGCTATTATGCGCTCGTTAGAGCTGCCAATTGCTGCTATGGTGCACTCAGGCAACAAGAGCATTCATGCCATCGTGCACGTTGACGCGCCGAATTACGACGAATATCGCAAACGCGTAGACTTTTTGTATCAGACCTGCCGCGACAACAGCCTTAAACTTGACACGCAGAACAAGAACCCTTCCCGCCTATCCCGTATGCCAGGCGTCATGAGAAACGGCAAAAAACAATGGCTTATAGCTACTAACATAGGCCGCGAATCATGGGCAGACTGGCGCGAATGGCTTGATGAGCAAAACGACGATCTACCAGAGCCTGAAAGCCTAGCAAGCGTATGGGACGATCTGCCAGAGCTTGCACCACCATTGATTGACGGGGTGCTTCGCCAAGGCCACAAGATGCTAATCGCTGGCCCTTCTAAAGCTGGCAAGTCGTTCGCTTTAATCGGTATGTGCGTGTCCATTGCAGAAGGCCTGCCGTGGTTTGGCTGGGAATGCGCGCAAGGTCGTGTGCTCTACGTTAACTTAGAACTTGACCGAGCAAGCTGCCTGCATCGTTTTCGCGACGTCTACGAGGCTATGGGAGCCGTGCCTAACAATCTAGCTAACATCGATGTCTGGAATCTGCGCGGCAAGTCTAAGCCTATGGACGAGCTCGCACCATCCCTTATTAGGCGCGCCCTTAAAACCCACCCTATAGCAGTTATTATCGACCCGATTTACAAGGTAATCACAGGCGATGAAAACTCGGCGGATCAGATGGCACAGTTCTGCAATAACTTCGACAAGGTAGCCGATAGTCTTGGATGCGCTGTCATCTACTGCCATCACCACTCCAAAGGCAGTCAAGGACAGAAGCGCTCCATGGATCGCGCATCTGGTTCTGGCGTATTTGCCCGTGACCCTGACGCCTTACTCGATATGATCGAGCTGCACGTGAGCGAAGACTTAGCCAAACAACAAGAAGATGCCGTGGTGTGTGAGTGCTGCACTCAATTCCTAGATGCGCACCATGACCTAGACGGATGGCGCGAGGTGATTCCACTAGACGATCAAGTTATGGCCAACAAGATGCTGGCGGACACCAAGAACCTAATCCAACCTCTAGGACTCGAACAAGAACTACTGAACACCATCTATGCAGCCAGGCAGAAGGTAAAGCCTCGCAGCGCCTGGCGCGTAGAAGGAACTCTGCGCGAATTCCCCCGCTTTGAGCCCGTGAATCTGTGGTTCGACTACCCAATGCACCGACGCGATGATCTAGGCGTACTTGCCGATGCTGCACCTGAAGGCGAGATGCTAGAACGCAACGCATATAGGGAGCGTGGTCGTGAAGCAAAGGCTAAACGAGACAGCGCACGCCAGGCAGAAAAGCTCGCAGCACTTCGCGAGGGTATGGATGCATGCGACCGCGATGAAGTAGAGCGCACGCTCGAGAATGTCGTTGAGCGAATGCCAGAGGTTAACGACAAACAGGTTAGCAAAGGAACTGTACGTAACTGGTTAAGACAAGACCAAGCAGAGTGGTGCCCTATTCGAATAAGGAGCGAAAAAGGCAAAAAAGGCATCCTTTATGACCCCGATTTAGAGGCGGCTTTAGAAGACTGGTAACGCGTCAAACCTGTGTTGTGAAACTATATTAAATAAATAAGTGTAACAACACAGGTAACAGTAGTAATTCCAGATGAGTTATGTAGGGACGTGCGTGCGGGCTAAAGCCGCGCCCGCACTCGTGCGCAGGAGCTAACGCCCTACAAAACTAATCATTTCTTTACTAAATACGAATGACGAAGGTAGGTAGAAGATGAGTAAATACAAAAAACTAAAGCCCTGTCCATTCTGCGGCGGAGAGGCAAGAGTAGGGCGCGACAGTTTCAGCGGATTATTCTGTGTGGGATGCCTAAACGACGAATGCCTGGGATTCTCCGGTCTTGGATGGATATATAAAAAGGAAGAGGAAGCAATCGAGGCATGGAATAAGCGATCAAATGAATGCGATCGAGAATATATCCTAGATCAGCTAGACAAGATGGTTGATGAATCTAAACAGACAGTTGGATTCTGTATAGGATCAGGCTTGACAATAGAACGCGATGGACTTCCTTCATCCGTTACCAAAGGATACGCAATAAGGATAAGAGAGGCATTGGGGGTTATGCGATGAGCATGTTAAAGCCATGTCCGTTTTGCGGAGGGGAAGCGAAGCTTAGGGAGACGACAAGAGATATATTCCGAATTGAGTGTATAAACCCTTTTTGCATCGCATTCGACCTCCATCCTTTTACGAGAAAAGAAGCAGCAATAAAAGCCTGGAATGCCCGAGCATACGAGGAGAAGATCGATGCCAACTGACGAAGTAATTATTGGTGAGGTAAAACCTTTCCCTAACTGCAAGCCTGATAAAGAACAAGCACTTAAAGTACTCGAAGAGGCAGCGGAGGTGTTTGGTGCGTGGCAAGAATACGAGCAATATCATAGCCAGTATTCTGTCTGGGATTATCCAAAGGTTCAAACAGCTAAGATTCTTAAAACCAAAATGTTTAACGAAATAACGGATGTTATTCAGGCGTGTGTGAATCTGTTATCTGCTTACGGGGTAACAGACTTTGAGCCTTACATGCAGGCATGTGAACAGCGCAATCGCGATAGGGGGCGGATGTAATGGATGATCCTACAATGTATGTCTTGGTGATTACTTGGCACAAAGTTATTGTGCCAGCGTTGATCCCTGCAACTATCGAAGCCTGTGAATATAAATCTTATGCTGGCTTTGATGTACTTCCCGCTGGAATTTCTAGCTCGAAGGAAAAGCTCGAAAAGAGAGCCAAGGAATTAAAAGAGCGATTTAGTAGCACTTTTTGCGACTACAACATCGTTCTGGTTCAGGAGTTTTAAGGAGCAACAATGCCAACGAATGAAGAAAGGCGCGAGGTTGCGCGTAAGTTGCGAGAAAAGCACATAGAACGTAATACGCCTGGTTATTTTGAAGTTCAAGACTTAAATTTTCAGGCTTTGAACTACCTCAAAGACCTTGAATAATGTTTACCAGACGGAGATAGCGCATTCACGGTTCTAGCAGACCTGATAGAGCCTGAACCAGAGCGAACGGTTACTCCCGTTCTTGACGACCAAGGTTGGAGAATGTGGCGCTGTCCAGAGTGTGGACAACCAATCAATAGGGCAGATAACTATTGCTCATCCTGTGGAGTAAAGGTGACACCTATCCCACTATAAACACTGCAAGAAGGCTTGACCCTTTCCCTTCTTGCAACCCTCCTATTTCTCCTTAGGGGAGCACTGAACAGGCAGAGAGTTGTACCAGCAATGGTGCGGCTCTCTGTCGTTATTGGGTGACACTGCATTAATACTGCTAGCTGTAGGCCAAGTCCTACGGTCATCTCCTTAAGTAGCCAGTCCGCCTCCTCGGGCTGGCTATTCTTATATGGTGCGTGACACGTAACCGATTATGCACTCATGGCACTTACTCCTAAACAAGAAAAGTTTATTCAAGGCGTGGTATCAGGAATGACCTATTCCGATGCATACCGCGCTGCCTATAACTGTGCTCGCATGAAGCCCGAGACAGTAAACAACAAGGCTTACGAACTGATGCAGAAGGGCGAGATTTCGGCGAGAGTGGAAAAAGCACGCGCTGAAGCAGCTAAAAAAGCTCAATGGAGCCTGGATTTAGCCGTAGAACGTGTGAGAAAGCTCAATGATGAAGCTGTATCCGACTTAGAGAAAGACGGGCTTTACAAAGGCTCTCCTGCCGTCAAAGCGCTAATCGAATCTACCGCCTTGCTCAATCGCATGACTGGCGTAGACAAGCAGATTGTAAAAGCCAACACCGAAACAGAAGACATCCGTGTATTGGTGCCGCCCTACGATTTGTCGGCTAACATTTCGCCTACTTTCTGCGAAGTTAGCCGTGTTATTGATTTAGGACAAGCTAACCGCGTCATGCTCAAAGGTGGGCGTGGTTCTACTAAATCCAGTTATGCCTATCAAAAGATCTTAGACGTATTCTTACATCGCCCTCATGCTCAATGGATCTGTGGCAGGCGCTATGCTAATACCTTGCGTAGGTCTTGCTTTGCAAACGTTCTGTGGGCCATCGCTAAGCGCGGTATGACAGTAGGCAAGCCTGGTGAAGGTTGCGACTTCGACAAGACCACCTCGCCCATGGAGATCACCTTCAACAAGACGGGTCAAAAGATTCTGTTTTACGGCCTGGACGAGCCTGAAAAGCTTAAGTCGATTACATTCGAAGACCCGAAGGCAAAGATCGAACTATTACTGCTCGAAGAGTACAACCAGCTTGCATGCGCAGAAGATGCTCGAAATGTTCGCCAGTCAGTATTCCGTAGCGACTACTCGCTTGAGATCGATGTCTACAATCCATCACCTGATGATATGCAATGGACTAACCAGGAAGCACGAGTCGAAGAGCCTGGCAAGTTGGTGCACCACTCTAGCTATCTGGATGTGCCAGAAGAATTCATTGGTAAGCGATTTATCGAGCAGGCAGAGCAGCTTAAAGCTATTAATGCCAAAGCCTATGCCAATGAATACATGGGCGAAGAAACTGGTCTTACTGGCACGGTATTTGAAAACGTTGTGGCGCAATCCATCACCTACGAAGACAGGATCCAGATCAAGTGGATCCGTTGCGGCGTTGACTGGGGATACCAGAACGATCCATTTGTGTGGCTCATGGTTGGTTATGATCGCAAGACGCGCACGCTCTACATCATTGATGAGGTGTTTAATACCGAGACCTTGGACGATATAAACATTGGAGAGGTTAAACGCCACTTAGTTGATCGAGACGATAAAGGCCAGCCAATCTACACCAATGAAGGCAAGCCAGTCTACAACAAACGCAAGCCGCAAAACGAAATACGAGCAGATGCCGCAGCGCCTAAAGATATAGCCACATGGAGACATGCTGGTATGGCGATCATGGGCGCATCTAAGCGTGTGCCTGTAGATGATGGCATTCGCTGGCTGCAGAAGCGCAAAGCCATTGTGATTGATCGTGAGCGATGCCCGCTTGCATTCCAGGAATTCAGTCGATACCGAGCTAAAGAAGATCCAAACGATGGGCGGTTCTTAGGCTATCCCGACAAAGACAACCACACCATCGACGCGGTGCGTTATGCCGTGTTCGACCTTATATCAGACCCAGACACACCTTAAGCCGAAAGGATGCACGCATGGACAAAGGACTTAATAGCGCAGCTAGCAAATGGTTTAGAAGTCTAGGCTATGACAATGCAGACTTGCATACGCCGATGGATACTTACATCACGAATTGGTGGAGTTATATCCAGCAAGAAGGCAATCCCTTTTACTGGCTTGAAGAACCTGACAGCCAGAATCCAAAGCAGAAGAACAAGATCAAGGTACGCAGTTGCGCACCTGCTTCCATGGTCTGCGATGATCTGGCTTGATCTATAACGAGACCGCCTCTATTTCGCTTGACGAAGTGGATGACCAAACTACCGTTGATTGGCTAGAACAGTGGCTTGACGTGACCATGTGGCACGACCGAGCACCACTGGCCATTGGTCGTATGTGTTCGACTGGTACTGCTGCCTGGGCGCTCCATGTATCTGGATTTACCGAGATGGGCAAGTCTCCCATGCTTAAGGTTAGGCCAATGCGCTACGATGCCCGCTCCATCATCCCGCTTTCATGGGAAGCAGATGATTGCATAGACTGCGCATTCTTGAGTGCCGTCTATATTCATGGTAAGAAATGCAGTCAAATCGAAGTGCATCAGCGCGGAGACGATGGCAACTATCAGATCTATTGTGGCTTCTTTGATGACACGGGCAAACAATTTGTACCAGCGGGCTATCTTGATAGCAATACCAGCGTAAACACTAAGCAGCCATACCCAACCTTTAGTTTGATTAGGTTGGCATTCGACAATCCATACTGGGACTACAGTCCAATGGGCGTGGCATTGTTCCACGATGCTATCGATGCCTTGCAAACTGTTGACTTGGCGTTTAACAACTTAGGCGATGACTTAATCATGGGTCGCAAACTTTTAGCGCTGCCTGAATCAATGCTCACCAAGGATGAGAATGGCAATGCTCAGGTGCCTATGCTTTCTGGCAAGCGCTTCTTCTTGGGTGTAAAAAGCAATACTTACGATGACAAGATGGGCGTCTATGAATACAACCCATCGCTTCGCGTGGATGAAAACCGAGAGGCATTGTCTACCGCTCTGCAGATGTTAGGTAAGCGTATTGGTTTTGGCATTAAGGCTTATGCGCTTGATGATCAAGGTGGCATCACCACCGCAAAACAAGTAGCTGCAGATAACTCGGAAATGATGCGTGCCGTGCGACGTCACGAGCATATTATCAAGCCAGCTATCCAATCCTTACTTACTGCAGCTTGCGGAATCTACCGCGAACTAGGTACCGCGAAGTTAGAAGATATCGCAGGACAAGTAAACGTAGTATTGGGCGATTCAATCATGCAAGACGACGATAGCTTGCGCGAGCGCGACCGCGCCGATGTAGCAGCAGGATTACTTGAGCCGTGGAAATACATGGTACGTTGGCAGGGATACACCGAAAAAGAAGCTAAAGCGGTGCAAGGAGTAAATGACGAGAGTGCACTGGATATCCCTACCGAGGCGTAATGTATGGCTCTCACGGAAAAACAGATTGACGATTTGGTAGAGGCAATCCTGCACGGTACTCAAGAAAAGTACGTGCAGGATATGAGCGATCTTATGGTTGACCATCTTGCGCAAGGCTTTGCAAAGCTCGGTGATGAAGCAGCATTGCAGCAGTTAGCTGAAATCTTTCCGAACCAAGCACAGACAATCCTAGCCAAATACCAGGACGCTATCAGCGACGAAGTACATACAGAAGTAGAAAGTGCGCTCAATGACTCCGTAGCAGCCGACCTTGATCAACTAAAAGAAATCTATGGCCAAGAGCAAGCCGACGTTGCTGAAGCATACTTTTCTATGGGGGCTACCGCCCACTTTGCCGCACTAGCTAAAACTACTGCCGATCAGATTGCCGATATTGTACGCAGGCAAAATATCTTAATGGAGCAACAGGCTGAAACTAAGTGGTACCAAGTATCGCAAGACGCTATTAACGCAGTAGTGCTTGGCACCAAGCCGACCGAAAAGGCGCTTGCTGATGGTGTTGTTGATCTGATGAACGCTGGCATCATGGTCATTGATTATGGGCGCGATGGAAAAGCTACTGTGTCAAACATGGCTGATGTTGCCCTGCGACGCCACATTGTTAGCCAGGTAAGTCAAGTAGGCGGACAGATGTCGCTAGAAGCCATGCAAAGCTATGGCCATGAGTTCGCGATTACTTCTGCACACTTCGGTGCGCGTCCTTCTCACGCTCGCTGGCAAGGTCTGCCAGGCTGTATGTCGGGCGAGAAAACAGTGGATGGCACCACTTACCCAGACTTCTACGAGCTGACGGGTTACATGGGCCTACGTGGCCCTAACGTAGCTTTGGGAGATAGGCTCAAAGGCGTTAACTGCAGACACAGTATGCATCCCTTCTTTCCTGGCATAACAGAGCTGCCAGATCGTGAGTTTAAGGAAGCGCAAGCTAAATACGGCAAGAGCAGCGACGAATACTATGCAGATCAGCAGCGCCAGCGAGAACTAGAACGCAGAATCCGCAAGACCAAGCGCGAGATAGTTGGTTTAGAACGTGCTGGTCTTGGCTTAGAAAGTCCTACGTATGTGCAGAAGCGTCTCGTGCTAGGCAAACAACAGCGCACGCTGAACAAGCATTGCAAAGACAATAAGCTGGTGCGCCTGTATAACCGCGAGAAGGCCTACGGTGTAAGCAGCCAACCGAGAGCGCTGAAGAACTATTCATATTGGAGCAGAGGAACACGGAGCGGCTACAGGATAGAAGATTTGTCTTCATTTGAAAGAAAATATCGCGGTACTACAGGTCGTGAAGTAGGCATGGCTTTTGACAAAGATGGAAACGATATTTTGTTCATTGATGGAAATGAGGGCCATTCGATAGAGTTCACAAAACCTAATGGATACAAATGGTCTGATCTTTCTTTTGCTCATACTCATCCTGATGAATACGGTGGAACATTTTCGCTTAGCGATGTATTTTTCTTAGCTGACTCAGGGATTTTAGGATTACATGCTGTATGCCGTGAAGGAACTTACTCGCTTATTCCCAACCAAAAAACTAAGCCTCGAACGTTCGTAAAAGCATACGAAGATGCTTTTTTCGATGCACTTGATAAGTATGGTAAAGACCTTATTTCTATCAGGCGTTTTATGCATTCTTGGCTTCTAGATAACTCTTCAAAATATGGATTTAAGTATAGCTTTAAGAGGGTATAATAAATTCATGGAAAAGAACGCGTATTACATAAACGAAGACCCTGATTATTTGTATGCTCTCGCTATTGTGCACAGAGGGAAGCACAAAAATGAATCAGATGATGAAGCAGCTAAACGCGTGCTGGATAAGCATTTATACGCAATATGGTTAAAAGACAAGGAGACTCGCCAAAGGATTGAAAGTTAAGACGCGACCTCGCACTAAGCGGGGTTATTTTTTTATTAGTTTATCTAGTGATTTTGCAATCTTAGCAAGAGACATCTCAATATTAGTTGAATCCTTAGCCGTCGCAGTAAATGAATGTACGTTAATTGGATAAGTACTGCTGCCAGTCTCTTTGGTTGTAATAGTGACTAAAGCATCTTCGTTTTGTAATTCTATTAATATAGGAAATGATCCAATAAATGTTCTTCTAACTCCTCCTGGCTCAAGAAAAGCAATTTCCTGATCTAAAAAATCTGTAACGATATCTTTTAATTTCGGATCAACAGGTAGATTTTTACTTGCCATCATTTTTATTTCTGTAGCTGGCTCCGTGCCTATGTTCTTCACCACAAGATGGCAAGCAAGTCCAGCTGAAGGAGCAGGTTCTAAATACGCAATAACGCAAGGACTAAACGTCTTCTTAAATGTTGCTTTAGCTATACGTGCCTGCCAACACGAAAATACCGCTGCGCAAATAGCAATCACAGCCATAACAATCGAAATAACCAGTGACACATCCACGATTCTTCTCCTATCAAATTAGGGAGGACTTGACATGAAAAATCTTATCGAAAAGCTCACTGATCCAGAAGGCGCATGGGAACGATCAGCTTTAGCATTGGGAATCTGTATTGGATCTACTATCTGCCTTATCCTCCACGTAATTTCAATGGTTGCTGATTAGTTTGAACAAACAACTTCCAGAACACCTAACTTGTGCAACATGTCTATTTGCCACCGAGCCCAATGAAGATGGTTTAGTAGAGTGCCGTCGTTTCCCTCCTGAGACATGGGCACTAAGCAATGACGAGATTATCCAAGTTCGCCCGCTGCTACATCCAACCAATGGATGCGGCGAACACTTCAACGCTCCTGAAGAAAGTCCAGAAGAGCATACCGAGTGACACCGCATCGATACTCCAACCATCGCAAGAGCCAAGCGAAGAGGCTCACCTCGCACGCCACAAGCGAAGAGTGGCACCACCAAGCGGGCAGAGAAGCCCGAATCAAACTCGATGGAAGGAGCAAATATGGCAGATACAGACAATGGCACACAGCAGGGTGCTGGCGATCCAGGACAGTCGGGCACCAATCCCTCACCAGACAATGGTGCACAGCAAGGCGGTCCTAAAGGTCAGCCTGACGAAGGTCAGAAGCAGAAGCGTGAATCGTACGAGGCACGCATCAAGGATCTTGAAGAGCAACTAAAAGCCTCTAAGGATCGCGAAGCATCGCTTAATGCCGACCTCGAAAAGGCGCTAAGCCAAGATGATGTAAACGCAGCGGTAAAGGAAGCCCAGGAAAAAGCAAAAGCAGCATCCGACAAAGCTGCAAGCGACTGGGCAGCACGCGAAAAAACGCTGACTGTAACCAACGCACTCTTAGCTGCAGGATGCAGCGATACGGTTGCTGTTATCGCCCATCTTGATATGGATGAGATCGAGGTTGCTAAGGACGGCCATATCTCTGGCTTAGATATCGCCAAACTTGCTGAATCCTATCCCTATTTGTTCCAAAAAGACGCCACGAACACACAGACGTTATCAAGCGCAGGTACGCCTGGTGGAGCTGGCAAGAAGATCACCAAAGCTGAAATTGTCGCGATCAAAGACCCGCAAGAGCGACGTCGTTTGATCGCTGAAAACCCAGATTTATTTGAATAGAAAGGAACACACATGCCAGCAGAAACTGGACTTCAGAAAGCTGAAGACTTCGCTAAGGTATCTGAGATTGACTTTGTTTCTCAGTTTACTGAAGGCATTCGCGTACTTCAGGAAGTACTTGGCCTTACCCGCAAGATCGAAAAGGTACCAGGCCAGGTAATTAAGGTCTACAAGGTAGTAGGGGAACTTGAAGACGGCACGGTAGGCGAAGGTGAAGACATCCCTCTGTCCCACTACGAAACCGAGGTTGCTGATACCTTCGAGCTTGATGTCAAGAAGTACCGTAAAGTAACATCCCTCGAAGCCATTAACGACAAGGGCTATGAGCAGGCAGTAACCGATACCGACGATAAGATGGTTCGCCAGATTCAGGGCACTATTAAGCAGTCCTTCTTTGACTTCCTGCCTACTGGTACTGGTCGTGCAACTGGCGTAGGTCTTAAGGGCGCTCTTGCTCAGACTTGGGGCCAGCTTAAGGTAATCACCGAGGATTACGATGTGGCAGATGCTGATCTTATCTACATGGTTAATCCTCTTGATATTGCGAGCTACCTTGAAGACACCGAAGTAACGGTACAGACCGTCTTTGGCATGACTTACATCAAGAATTTCTTGGGCCTCTATGACGTGCTCGTTTACTCTGGCGTAGAGCGCGGTATGGTTTATGGTACTGCAAAGAATAATCTCATTCTTTACTACACCAACCCTCGCAATTCCGATATTGCTAAAGCCTTTGATTTCACGACCGATGAGACTGGTTATGTAGGTGTTCACCACGACACCACCTATAAGAACATGACCACCGAAACTACAGCAATTTGCGGCATTGCTTTATACGCCGAACTGCTTGACTGGGTAGTCGTTGGTTCTATTGGTGCTAAGCCAGCAGAATCCGTAACGCTCTCCCAGAAGACCATGTCTTTAGGCGTAGATGAAACTAAGCAGCTTACCGCTACGGTAATTCCAGCCGAGGCAGGCAAGCCGACCTTTGCATCTTCTGCCCCAGACAAGGCAACCGTAGATCCTGATACTGGCCTATTAACTGGTGTAGCTGCTGGTTCTACCAATATCACTGCAACCGTAGGAGATAAGACTTCTGCAGCATGCGTTGTAACGGTAACCGGTGAATAGTCATGGCTGACCCAGTACCAACATACGAGTATTACTCCAAAGAGTTTGGCGGGTCACTTAGCCAGGATGATTTCCAGGCAGTTATTTCTAAGGCGGTGGCGCGCGTCAATGCGCGCTGCTGCCTTTTTGATTTGTCCGATTTACCTGATAAAGAACTGACTGCGTATCAAAACGCGTGCTGTATTGCATGCGATGCGCTCACCGATCCAGCGGTGTCGAGCTATACCGCATCGAAGGTGAGCGAGACATACGTCGATGCACCAACCATGGGCATCGATGACCTGATTGAGCAGTGTTTATCAGGCACCTATCTGATTGAGACAGCGCTATGAGTATTTATCCTCACACCGTCACTGCCTGGATTAAGGAAACCGAAGGTCGCCAGGCAATTTGGGAAGGGCCTGAGATCCTTACGCGGGTACGCTTTGATGAAGTCTTTGGTGCTACCCCAGGCATCCAGGGCGACACATCAAATCGCAGCGTAACAATGTTGATGCCAGGATCAGCCGAACCGCTCAAAAAGGGTGATCGCGTGATTATGGGTGCTCATGCAGAAGAGAAACCACCCCAAGATGCCTTTACGGTTGAGACATCATCCCCTATCTACATTGGCTCTCGCATACATCACTGGGAGCTGACGCTGACATGAGCGGGTCTATGCAGATTCGTGTAGCCGCAGTTAACGTGGGGCGCGCTCTACAGAAAGCAGACCTTATGGAAACCGCTGCAGTAACCGCCATATCTCAGGCAGTGGTGCGTGATAGCGAGCCATACGTTCCTAAGCGTGAGGGTAAATTGCGTGCTTCCGCAGAAACGGAAAGCGACTATGAAGTTGGCAAGGTTCGATACGGCAGTGCAGCAGTACCATACGCAGCACCGCAGTACAACGCACCTGGCGGTTGGAAATACACCACACCTGGAACAGGCCCTGATTGGTACAGCAAAGCAGAGGGCAAGCACCTCAAGCAATGGATTAAAGAGGGAGAGCAAGCAGCAAAAGAGGAGGCAAGCAAATGAACTATGTTAATCCTGAACTGGCGAAACAGATTCTAGACCTGTTTGAAGAGGTTATAAAAGCAAATGGCGAGCAAGTAGAAATACACTTCGAAGAGTTAACCGCCGAACCTGGACCACTTCCTCGCCTTATGCTATCAACCAGGAACAGTTCTACCGACGCTTCGACAGGCTATATATCTGGTGAGTATGCCTGTCCATTCCCATGTTTGTTGACATTACGTATAGCTGCCGAAGATGAGCAAGACAGGCTCGATGCAGACAAGTACCTTCGTAGTGTTACTTCTGCATTCTTACCAAAAGCAACCATACTTCCCGATTTTGTCGCATACCGAAAGCCAACTGCATCAATCCCCTACTGCTTGGGACGCACGAGCGCCTTCGAGGATTGGCAAGTGACATTCGACCTTAACTATATTCAGAAACCAGAATAAATAGAAAGGAGCCACAAACATGGCTGAAGATAATACCGAAGTACCAGTATGGGGCGACGAACTCAAATATCTTATTAACACTGCAGGCAGCGAATCTCCTTCGTGGCAGGACATTACCCATCTACTTTCTTGGGAAGATGAAGGAGACGAGCAAGCATATGAGCCTAGTTATATCGACCAGCGCCTACCCTCCAAGTACGTATTAGGAAACAAGGCTTCCATTTCTTATGAGAAGGACTTGTTCCGAAATAACACACTTGATTCCTTCTTCCAGCAAAACGAGGGTAAATCGAACCTTCCTGTTGAGATCTTGCGTGTCTACTCCTGGGTTGAAGGTTCTAGCGCAACCAAAGTACTTGCAAAGAAAGCTCCATTTTTGCTTTCTACCCAGCTGCTTTCTAAGCCAAACTCTGGCGAGCCAGTAAAGGCAACAGGCACTCTTGATATGGCTGATAACGGAACCTGGGAAGAAGGAGATTGGGACTCTTCTGCCAGCACCTTCACTCCATCGGGGGAATAACTCCACCATCTGATGCTTCGGGTGGGACTGAGCAATCAAGCCCCACCACAGATGGTGAGGACGAAGAAGCACTCGATACCAACAATGAGGAGGATGTATAAATGGGTTTTGAGTTTAAGCAGACTTTTGTCCCGATCGAAATTAATGGTAAAGAGTATCAGGTACGTGTGGGGGATCTTGATGCTATCGATGAGACCAAGAAGGTAGTTGCTCGTATCCAGAAGCTCGCAAAGAATAACAACCTTGATGACACCGCGAAGATGACTTCCATCTTTCGTGAAATGCGCAATCTCATTGCAGGCATGATCGGCCAGGAAGCATGTGATGAAATCTTTGAGGGTCGCGGTAATAACTTCATGGAAACTCTGCAGTTACTTACCTATCTCAAGAAGACCGCCGCAGACGCCCAAAAGGAAACCTCTATGCAGGAACTTTTTAAGGAATTTGGTGTCTAGAGATGCTTAACCTCCTTACCAAGCAGATGCCGTCAACAGTTGATGTTGGCGGCATTTCTGTTCCCATCAACACTTCATTTCGCACTTGGATAGATATTTGGACTGTAGTCGACAATCCAAAAGCTTTGGATTGGAAGAAAGCGGCAGTGATCCTACTTAAAGCGTTTCCGCATGAGCCACAAAGCGACGGATCAGTTCCCTATCAAATTGCAGTAGTGCATACCGAGGAAGCCTTAACGGCAGCTCTTGATTTCCTCCAACGCAAATCAATTCATGGGCCAGAAAAGCCACCCACCAAACAGCAGCGCCGTCTGAAAAAAGTGCGTCTGTTTGATTGGAAATACGATGCCGTGAGGGTCATATCTGACTTCGAACGTGAGTACCACATCGACCTAACCGACCCTAAAACTGATATGCACTGGTGGCGCTTTATGAGTTTATTCGACGGCCTTAGTGACACTTCACAGACCATGGAAGCCATCAGAATACGTGCGGTTGATCTGGACGACAAGAATCTAAACAAGCAAATGAGGGCAAGCTACAGGGAGAGACAGCAAGCCCTCATGCTACCAGCCCGTACCAGAGAGGAGGCAGCCCACAATAGACACATAAGGGGCATGGATGGCTGACGGGCAGATTGAGATTGATATTACTGCTAATATCGAGCAGTTTAAGCAAGCAGTACAAGGATTAGTAGACCAGGTTAAACGTGAGTCTAAAGGCATGGCCACAAACCTAAGCACTATAGGTAATGGCTTGTCTAATTTCGGCAACATCATGACCATGGGCGTTACCGTCCCATTAGCCGCTGCTGCTGGCGCGGCAGCCAAGTTTTCGTTTGACACCATAGCCGCAGCGGAACAGGCCAGTATTGCATTCGAAACAATGCTTGGTCCTCAAAAAGCACGCTCGATGTTAGAAGACCTTGCAGACTTTGCGGCTAACACCCCATTCGAGCTGCAAGGTCTTGAATCATCCACTCAAAAACTCATCGCAATGGGATTTGAAGCAGAAGAATGCATCCCGTTGCTCACCTCTATTGGTGATGCCGCATCTGGCCTTGGTGCAGGCCAAGCTGGAATCGATCAAATCACACGCGCTCTTGGCCAAATGAACGCCAAGGGTAAAGTGTCCGCAGAAGAAATGATGCAGCTAACCGAGACTGGTATCCCAGCTTGGCAATACTTAGCTGACTTTATATCTAATGGCGACATCCCTACCGCCATGCAAATGGTTACCAATGGTGTAGTAGACGCTGATACTGCAATACAAGCTTTGCAAGACGGTATGAATCGCGATTTCGGCGGCATGATGTCCAAGCAGGCACAAACGCTTACTGGCGTGTTATCCAACATGGCAGATGCCGTGCAAAAGCCTTTGATGGCGATCAAAGACACTGATGGATACAAGGATCTCACTGCAGCACTAAGTGATCTTACCGATTCTCTTGGGCCATTCGTTGAATCATTAATGCCGCACTTGGAAAGCGTATTAAAGAGTGGCGCTGGCGCAGTGAAAGTATTTGCTGGCGCACTCGATAGCTTCAGCAACATGAGCGAAGAAAGCCAAGCTGGCGTTCTTCAATTCGTGCTTGCTCTTGCTGGCGTGGGCCCCGCAGCGAAGGTTGCTGGTGCTGGCTTTAATGTTGCTGGTAGCGCTGTTGGTTTTCTCACTAAAGAGATAACCGACGCCGACGGCAAAACTACCACTTGGGGCGCCACGCTAAAAAACACCGCATCCGACCTTGGTGCTTTGAGAATCGCAGGAGTCGCATTAGGCGGTGTCTTGGTTGCTCTACTGGCAGGATTCGCTGTAGATCAGATCATTAGTTACGCTACTGAAGTTAGAAATCTCGAATCGGCAACTACCGGACTTATTACCGCACAGGAAAGCGCTCAAGAAGCGGTCTATGGCACAAACGATGCAGCTGAATCTGGTATAAACTCGTGGCAAAGCTACAGTGATGCAATTGATAGCTCCATCGCTAAATCTGCCGAGATGGCTCAATCGTTCCAGGACACATGGGCTGAATACTATACCAATGAACAATTACTTAATCGCTATGTTGATACAATCCAAGAACTTGCAGGGCAGACTGGTTTAACTGCATCTCAGCAAGGAGATTTACAGCGAGCGGTTGAACAATACAACTCGATAACTGGCGATTCGGTTGAGGTAACCGATGCAGCGTCAGGCGCACTGTCGAAATCAGCCGACGAGATCAGAAACAATGCTGATGCATGGCTTGAAAACGCCAAAGCGCAAGCCTATGCAGACTCAATTGCCGAAGCAACAAAAACGCTTGTTGAACAAGAGCAAACCTACCAGACATCAAAGCAGGCTCTTGAAGAGCTGCGAGCTCAATACGAAGCAACAGGATCAAGTAACGAATATCTAGCGCAGCAGATTGCTAACGGAGAAGCAGACCTCCGAAAGCAGCAAGAAACAATGAACGCCACCAAAGGCACCATTGAGTCATATAGCAACTCGATGGATGGTGTTGCGCAAAGCGTTACGGCATTTATTGGGACAAGTCAAACATGGCTTGATGCTATGGGAGAATCTGGCATCGCGCTTGAATCTATGGGCGGATATCTTGATGCGCTAGGCATCAAACAAGAGACCCTTGCTAGTATGACTCCAGACCAAGTTAACACGATTGTTAGCGCCTACGATGCGCTGTCTCAAAAAGGTATCGATGTTAATAAGTTTGCTTCTGACATGGCAGCTATTGGCTTGTCGCAAGAACAGCTCGCAGCAGCAACGCCCGATCAGATGAGTGCGCTTGCGGATGCTTGGACAGGATTTACTAATGCTGGATACAACGTTAGCGACTTTAAGAGCCAACTCGAAAGCGTTGGGATAAGTCAACAGGATCTGGCTAACCTCACCCCTACCCAGATAGCGCAGATCGTGAGCGCCTACAGCAGTGGGCAAGCGAGTATCAATCAGATTGCCGAAGCTATTCGTACTGGCACCATTGATAAGCTTGGTCAAGCAGGATCCGGTGGCTCGCAAGCATATGCAAGTGGTCTAAGCAGTGGTCAAGGGAGCATTAGTGGAGCAGCTCAGGGAGACGCTAATGCTGCTACTGGTCCACTCAAAGAAGCAGGAAGCCAAGGTGGGGATTGGGGCAGCCATCTTGGACAAAACTTCGCGAATGGTCTTAGCGGTGCGGTTGATTGGGTGGCTAATGCGGCAAACTCTATCGCAAGTACGGTAAGCAACATCCTTGGTCACTCAGTTCCTAAGGAAGGTATTCTGCGCGAAGGCGGACGCGGCGAAACTGTCTGGGGCGAGCATTTGGTTGAGAACCTAGCAGGCGGCATGCTGAGAAAGATTAGCCTGATTGAAGATGCGTCCGTAAAAATCGCAAATAGCATTGCCAAGAAGGTGCAAAACACCTCTTTGCCAATGATCAACATTGATGGACAACTCAGCTCACTTGCAATACCGGACAACATGTCAGCTCAGCTCGCTCAAGTATCTGCAGCAAGCATTATTCAGACACCAATCGATAACACCAGCTTTACCGCTGATCTAAGTGACGGATTCAATTCAATTGTCTCAAAGCTCGACGAAGTAACTTCACGCATCGACAAGATGGACAAGAACATCTCAGCGAAACTCGCAAGTCCAGTACAGATCAAATACAACCGCCGTGAATTAGGACGCATGCAAAGGGAGGTAGTGTAGATGCCTTTTAATATGGCCATAAAATACGTCAACCACAAAAACGAAACCATTTCACTTGGTGACGGTGGCCCTCTGCATTATTTCGCCAATGCGATTCGAGACTGGGAATGGACGCCAAATGAGGTTAACGGAAAAGTATCCTCATTTACTCGAAGCCCCATTGATAAAGACTTACCTATAGGCGTTGCTGCCGATACTGAAGAAGATGGATTACTTCTGCGCGATCAAATCTACGAGATCACAGAGAAAGACAATCTAACCATGCTTCCCGACAGTGAAGAGGATCCGACGCCAGGTAAGCTCTATGTCAATGATTGGTATGTAGAGCTATTTATGCGCGCGTGCTCTTTCGATAACTACCACTTCGATGACCGCTTCGCCGAAATGACCATGGACTGCCATATCCCTTACCCTGCCTGGATTAAGGAGGAGTTAGAACAATTCAGGATGGAGATCGATACCATGTCTGATTCAGACTATCTCGATTTCCCGTTTGATTATCCATTTGACTTCAAGCGACCACGATCAAGCAAAAACATCATCAACAGCTCGCTTATGCCATGCGACATGCTTATTCGTATATATGGGCCAGCGCTTAATCCATACGTGAATATTGGTGGGAATATCTACCAAGTGAACGTCAATGTACCTGACGGATCCAGGCTTGAAATCTATACAAGAAAGGACCATCAAAGCATCAAGCTAATCGATCTCTATGGCAACGTAGTTAATTGCTTCAACAATCGCAACAAGGGCATTAAAGGCTCAGGTGAATACATATGGCAGAAACTAGCCGTAGGGAACAATACATTGTCCTGGGATAACTCCTTTGATTTTGACATCGTGAAGTATTACGAGAGGAGCCAGCACCCATGGAGCAATTGATCTATACCGATGCTAATCGTATCGACCAGGGAGTGCTGGGCAATGTGACGCTCGACTTCGAATACGGACGCGATGAAAGCGACCAGGCAAATACTTTCGAGGTATCCATCGATCGCAACTCGAAGATCCGCCTAGAAAACAAGGCTCTCGTATACATCGAAGGCACCGAATACGGCGGCAAGATAACAGGCATCGGCACCAATACAGGAGAAGATGTCATAACCTACAAGGGAATGACTTGGCACGGACTGCTCAACGCCCATGTTCTTGGGCCAGACAGCGGACAAGACTACTTGATGCTCAGCGGTGAAGCACATACCGTTATCCGCAGCCTCATTGAGAGAATGAACCTGCAGGATATTTTCACTGCACCGATGACGTCAAGTGGGATCAACATAAACTACCAGGTGCGCTATGAATACGGATACTTCGCTATCCTTGCTATGCTTACGGCATCATCGGCAAAACTAAAGATGACCTACGACAACGGCATGGTGGTGCTTTCTGCTGAAGCGATTGAGGATTATTCGGAAACAAACGAGCTTGATACAACCCAAATTGAACTAGAGATCGACAAGGATTACCTACCTGCTAATCATCTTGTTTGCCTTGGCGAAGGCGAGCTGAAAAACCGAATCGTCCTGCACTTTTACGCTGATGCTAATGGCAATGTATCCACGACCCAAAGCCTTTTTGGAGCAGATGAAAACACTCTGATATATGACTACACCAATGCAGACAGTAACGAGCTAAGCGAGAAGGGCCAAGAAAAACTCAAAGAGCTGCAAAACTGCGATACCGTCAAGGTCGACATACCTGAAGGGCGGGTGCTTGATATCGGCGATCTTGTTGGTGCGATCGATCCAATAACTGGCATCTACGTAGCAACTGAAGTTACTTACAAGACCGTCACAATCAGCTCTAACGGCCTTGTAAGCATTGCATACAAAGTTGGTGATACATCAGCCAGTAAATCAATGACTGGACGTTCTGAGAGCTCTGGCGGTGGCGTTAGCTACTCTGCAGGTAAAGGTATCACTATCACAGGCCGCACTATCAATGCGGACGTCGATGCAACTGACCTAGAAGAAGTAAGCGAACTGGCATCAGATGCAAAGGAACAAGCATCCGATGCCGCTGCAACAGCTTCGTCAGCGCAAAGCGCAGCAGACAATGCCCAAGAAACAGCAGATGCAGCAGTGGCAACAATCAAAGCAGCTAGTCCACTAAGCACAGCAAGGGATGGCAGTACAGCATCGCTTACTCACGACAACAGTGGCGTATCTGCTGGTGCATATGGCCCGACCTCAAACGTAACTGCCAACTGGGGCGACACCTTTACTGTTGGTGCTCGCATGTCGGTTACCGCCAAGGGACACGTAAGCAATGCCGAGGGGCGCAGCGTAACCTTGCCCAGCAGCACTGCTACACAAGATACTAAAGGCCTGATGAGTGCAGGTGATAAGGTTAAGCTTGACGGCATGGAGGAAGGCGCAAATAAGATTACGGTTGATAGTGAATTAAGCAGCACAAGCACTAATCCCGTACAGAACAAAGCGGTCAAGGATGCGCTCGATGGTAAAGCGCCAAGCACTCATACCCATAATTACGCAGACGCAAGCAGCCCAGGCGGTGCCGCCACAAGTGCCAACAAGCTTGCAACAGCACGCACAATCAAGCTTACAGGCGCGGTAAACGGCCAGGCTACCTTTGACGGGTCGCAAGACATAACCATCAATGTGGAAGGGGATAGTGCTGCTGCTGGCTTTTTAGCGGCGCACCCGGTTGGATCCGTATACGAAAGCACCTCATCGACAAGTCCTGCACACACCTACGGCGGAACATGGGAATACTGCCCAGGATTTGAATTCCACCGCTGGACAAGAACAGCCTAAGTGACACTACCAAGACCATAGCCTCACTGAACGAAAGCGAGGTTATTCCATGGGTGTTGATACTAACTACAGTAAATGGACTTGTGATAAGAAAAACTGCGGCACTGAGGAACACATCAAAGTAGGTGGTGCTCGCGAAGCAGCATGGGGAAAGTTCAACCGTATAGACTCCAACGGTGTATCGACTGAATACTACCTATGCCCTGAACATAAAACGAAATACCAAGAGCTCGTTCAGCAAGAAGACAAAGATTTTCAAGCATGGCTGAACGGAGTTGATGAGTAATGGAACTTGTAACTGGCTTTGCTGGACAGGCACACGTAGACCCCATAGACATGGCTCACCTCAATGCTGTAGCTTTTGGTCATGATGCCTATTTGTTAGATACCCAGAACAAACTTGAACAAACATTGGAAACAGCCAACAAACTTGTAGTAGATACTGGCGATCTGATGATCCAGGGTCATCATTTTACCGTTGTGCAATCGGAAGAAATCGCCTTGCAATCTGGCGTAAGCGGCCAAAAACGTAATGCTCTTGTGTGCGCTCGATACGAGAAGGCCGAAGGTACTGATGTCGAATCTGCATCATGGATTGTAAAGTATGGTACTGCCACTACTGGCACTCCAGCTGATCCGTCGGTAACTACTGGCAACATTCTTGATGGTGTCGATTCCGTGCACGAGGAGCCTATTTTCCGTATCGAATATGACGGTATTACTCCCGGAGATCCAATCCTTTTGGTGCCTGAATTCCAGTCAAACGCAAAGTTTCGGGATTCTATATCCCCAATTGTTCTTTTCGATAACGATGATAATCCTGTTAACGATGATGTTGTGTTGTCGGACTCCGCTGCTAATTACTCGTTGCTTGTTATAGAAGGCAAAGATCTTGACGGATTTTACTGTTACGCAATGGCCTTTGATCCTGATGGAAAAACGGTAGTATTGGAGACAACAAGGTGCACATCTGCAACCTGGTTCCATCTCAACAGTCAATGCGTTGCCATATCTGGTAATACTATCAAGACATCAAAAGTCAACAATTCTAGCTGGGGAGAAACTGCTCAAATCAATCTAACTGGAAACAATATCGCTAACCATATAAACGTTATAACAATAACTAAGGTATTAGGATTCAAGTAATTCTATATCCCATATTCAGGTGCGCACCAGGAGAAACGTCAGCTTTAATGTAACCAGCACAGCATCGCAATCAGTCACTAGTATTAGTGGCTTTGGGGACATTGACCCTGATTCTATTGTTGCTTTTATTCCCGCTATCTCAGCCTGTTCCGTATCTTCCGTAAACGCTGCTGCTCTATGGAATACCGATAACGGACACAACGACTTGCAGCTTGTTACATCGCAAGCTCAGACCATTAAGGTTAATTTGACTGTGGTTTATACCGTTGATTAAGTGAGAGCATTCTATATCCCAACCAATTAAAACTGAACAGATCGAAGAAGGCTGCACGCTTTACTACTATCCCGATAATACGGTCGAGATCAGCGTTTACGACATGATCATGCGCAATGAAAATACGTGGACACTGGGCACTCTCGATAAACCTCCACAACATAAAGCCTGTATGGCGCTCTGCGCATCTGATGCAGACCATACAAGCACTTTATGGGTAAACGACAGCGGACAAGTTGTATGCAAGCACAACACTAGCGGCACATATCACTACAACGGAAATATGCGCATTCCGCTTAATTAGTTGCAACAATCATATATCCAATTTTGATATTTGAGCGCGTGATTGATCTTTCGAACGGAGCATAGATATTCCCAGCGGTATTTTTCATTGGTGCTAACAGTCGCTCTGGTACATCGTCTGATGATGCGTTGTAAAACGAAATAAAATCTTTCGTCTCATCAAAATTGCGACCAACAATTTCAGTAAATTGTGCTGGCGTAAACACCAAAACACTAGCTTGATTATTAGCAGATCGAGTTACCGTCCCGCAGTAGATTTTTTGCTGGGATATAGAATGCTTTACTTCCCGATAGCTAGCCAGAAGAACTTCATGCTGTCGAAATTCGATCCAGTGTTATTAAAAGAACTAGCAGTAAAGCCTGTTGTGCTCACATTGAAAACAATTGTCTTATTATTGATAGCGTCAGATACGCTCCCTCCAGGAGATACGTCCTGAATGAATACTTCTGGTGCCTCACTGTATGATTTTTCGAACTCTACTGTGGTTGATATTCTTGTGTGAGCATTAACCTGACCTGTAGTTACTTCACCATACTGCAGGGATATAGAATGCTATCGCCAACCTAAAACTTGCGTAATAGTGATTGGATCATCAGTGCTTATGCCACCGCTTCCAGTAACACCAGCGGAGGCAGACGGGTACACTCCGTTGAGTTGCGGAGTGTTAATGGTCGTTCCATTAATCTCATAGGTACGTGTTTTAAGCCAGATATTGCCTTTGCCGTAAATAGCAGTAACGAGTGTAAATGTCTTTCCGTTTGGATTATATATGTCAGTCGAACAGTGAGACAGTTCTGTTGTATCGGTGGTTCGTCCATATACCGTGATTCTAGAATAATTTGCTGCGCTATCTGAAAGAGTAATAGCTCCACTAACTGCGTTATTTTCGTTATTAAAAAGCACGACTGGGGATATAGAAAACTAAACGCTTATCGCAACCCAATTGGCAACTAGGTTTACTGGCGAACTTGTGTTGTTGTATATAGCTAATATGCATCCGCTTGCTGTAATTGAGTGAGGCTGACAGTCGTATCTTTCTGCAGCATTTGCTGTTCCTGATCCAGACGCAATACATGCAACAACTATAGGAGGCTCTGAAAATGGTTTTGCAAAGTTAACTTCCACTCGAGCAGTGGTATTAGCTGGACAGTCTGCATCCGTGCTTCCGCAGTCAAGGGATATAGAATTCTGTCACTCACTCAATCACTCGCAATTGTCAGTGATGCTGTGAGTGGCGTGTTAGTGATCTTTGGTGCGTGATCAAACAGGTAGTCTTGCCAGATGGATTGTGCGTGCTTGATGATCGATTTTCGCGGAACTATATAGTGGTTGTAGGCGGTCATAATATTGCTGTGTCCTAGAAACATCGCTACGGTCTCGATAGCTATACCAGCTTCCACGGCAATTGTTGCCCATGAGTGGCGCATATTGGTCATGGATACATCGGGAAGTTTATTTCGCCTGCAAAATGATTTAATGCGTCTGGCTATATTTTGTGGGTTATCAGGGTTTAAGTATCCCTTAGGTTTCCCCAGGGTTACCCAGATTGCGTGCAAGCGTTCTTTCGCAAATTTGGGCAGATATAGAATTCGGTTTGACTTGCGTGTTTTGGTCGGTAATATCACTACCTCTCCACGGACATATTGACGGCTGCGAGAAACGGATACCGCACCATTTCGCCAGTTAATATCATCCCAACGTATGCCATAGCTCTCACCAGGGCGTAAGGCTAAGGTAGTGCTTACTATTACGGTCGGCTCATCCTTATGTCCGTAAAATCCACGTAGGCGCTTAGCGGTTTCATTTGCTGTTATGGTCTTGGGGCGGTAGATAGGTTTACTAGGTAACTCGATCCCTTGCGTTGGGTTCCAAATTCGCAAGCGATATTTCCTGATTGCCCAATTGAAAAGCTGACGTAGGCACTTAAAAGCTTTTTCGGCTGCCCCTGGCTTCTCAAAGCTGTCTACCCATGCCTGGATTGCTTCGGGTTCGATGGTCTCAATTTCGCAGTTTCCAAACTCGGGGAGTATATAGAGGTTAATTGATGACCTATAGCCATCGACGGTTGATGCGCGGCGGCGCTGTTCTTTTTCTTCGAGATAAGCGACTGATATTTCGTTGATGTTCATAACGGTTCCTTTCTTTTGGACATGTCCTTATGTGTCCAAATATGTCCATAAATCCCAAGCCTTAAACCCGTCGAATTCGACCCATTTAGCTCGGGATTTTTATTTAGTGACACGCATCCGATTATGTCCTGGACGAAAGGACAACAATGTCGGATTTCTGCCAAGACCACAGCGAGCATGCTCGCGCCATTAGCCACCACGACACACGGTTAGACAAACACAGCGAGACATTAGACGAGCTCAAAGAGAGCCAGTTTGATCTGCGTCTTAATGTGCAAAAACTGACCGACATCGAAACACAAAACAGCGAAATCTTTGCCCGTCACGATCACATGCTGGCTGAACACGATCAGCGCATCAGCGCAATTGAAGATCAGCCAGTAAATGACGTGAAGCGGATCAAGGATTACGCCTTAAGTGCGTTTGGTGGCGCTATCGGCACAGGTCTCATCGCATTGTTGGTCCTTGCGTTGGTTCGATCGATCGGAATGTAAGGAGGTAAGTCATGGACGAGCAGAATAAGCCACCAGCATGGTTAATCCCTAGCAAGGTCTACGACGTGCTTAAGTGGATCGGCCTTATCGTATGCCCAGCCTTGGCCACGCTCACGCTTACCGTCGGCAATGCGGTAAGCATTCCCTGCACGGCTGAGATTGCTACATGCATCACGGCTGCTGGTACGTTTGTTGGTGCCATTATCGGCGCGTCTGCGCTTAAGGGAGGTGTAAGCGATGACGTGGAAGATTAGCCATGAACGCATTCAGGAGATCATGGACGAGTCTCTATACGAAGTTTGGGAACCATTCCCAGGAATCACAATCGTGGCTATGAATCTGCCAAACGGCTACACGCTAGTCGAATCAAGTGGATGCGTAGATCCTGCAGAGTACGACCGCAAGCTCGGAATCCAGCTTTGCAAGAACGCGCTTGAGCGTAAGGTGTGGCAACTCTACGGATTTATGCGCAAGCAGGAATTCAGCGACGCGAAAGGAGGTGAAGCCGATGACCAAGACACTAAAGCAGATTAAATTTGCTCAAAAGCTTATTGCTATTGGTGCTGCTGCTTGCATTGCTACGGCCGCTATGGCGTATGCTCCAGCAGATAGTCCTGTTGCCCCTAATGATGCGATGGCCTATACGCAGTATGAGCAGATCATTAGTAATGGTCACGGATACATTAGCCCCTCGTACCTTGTGATCCATGAGACTGCTGATCCAGGGGCAACCGCTAAGCAGCTTATGACTTATTGGCGAAACAACCCTGATGCTTATGTTGTGCACTATACGATGGACTTAGATGGCGATGTGGTTTACCACGCGATGAATGACAATCGTAAGGCTTGGCACGTAGGCAATGGTAACGCTTACACCGTAGGTATTGAGCTTTGTCATGCAACCAACAAGTCTGACTTTAACGAGCAGTGGAACGAGGCTGTAAAGTGGGCTGGTGACTATCTCCATAAAAAGGGATGGGGCACTGACCGCTTGCTTTGTCATAATGACTGCCGTCTAAAGTGGGGTGGCACTGATCATACCGACCCATTAGGTTATTTTGAAAGCTATGGTAAGTCTTGGAGCCAGTTTAAGGCAGCTGTAGCGAGTTACATGAACACTGGTGAGGTCGGTAACGGCGGAACCATTGAGCAGGGCGGCGGTACTGCTGTTAGTGGTAGCGGCGGAGGCTCTAATGTCACTGCTGGCACCTATACCGTAACCGCGTCTGCGCTTAACGTACGTACAGGTCCAGGCGTTAACTACGCTAAAAAGAGCTACAGCCAATTGACCGCTAATGCTAAGGCTCATGCTTACTCAAACGGTTGCCTTAAGACTGGTACCCGCGTAACTGTCTATGAGTGCACTAATGGTTGGGCACGCATCCCGTCTGGTTGGGTAAGCACTGCTTACTTGAGCAAAGCTGGATCGTCTAGTGTATCAACTGCTAAATCTGGTACGTATGTGGTCGACGTAAATACACGCCTTAATGTACGC